CTTACCATAGCACTGACCCCTGAAAGGAGAGCATTGCCCCCGACCTTGAATCGCAAGCCAACTCTATTGGTTCCGCCAACACGAGCAGTAGCGTTGTTTGATACTCCCGAAGTGTTGTAGGGATAACCATACATTTTTCCGTTGGTATCTACGAGGTAGTAAGAGGCATCTCCACCACCATAGACCAAGGAACCCCAACTGACCCCAGTGTGTTGTTCTACCGCCGCACTACCTGAAGTTCGACCTGTCGTTCCTGACAATGTGGAAGCTCCGTAGAAGTTAGAACCAGTAGGAGCCGTACCTCCGCCATCTTCGATGACAAGCCAGTAAGGAGTGTTTGGGTACAGTGTAGTATCGGCTCCAAAGTTCTGAACAGTGGTGAATCCATCGGCTGACGGAACAGCATACGCCGAAGTCCCAGAGCCGACAGTCACCCCTGATGGCTGTCCGTAGATATTAGTCGTACTACCCATATGAGTCTCAATGTGCATCTGCGAAGTAATCCCAGTCATCGTGCCTGTGATGTCATAGAAAAATGCACCCGAAGATATCGTAGTCGTAGCGGGCATTTGAAATCTTATGCCAATCTTTTGAGTAGCATCTTTCACAGTAATACCTGTACTATTAAGTGACTGGCTTGCTCCTGATACCAACAGATTCCAATTGGTCATATTCTGAAGGGCTGTCCATCCAGCCCAACCGCTTGCGAAAGTGGTTGAGGGAAGCAAAAGTGCTAATAGTATTACGATAAGTTTTTTCTTCATGGTGTTGTGATGTCTATGTTAAGCACGGCTTTGGTAGTAGTGGTGGCTTCACCTGATACAAAAGCGTAAATAATATCTCCAGTTGATAGAGCTGTCGTCCATCCTGTGAGGGCGGTGGAAGTATTTTTCTGTGCATTTATCATCTGCGGTATGTCACTTCCGTCTATCAGAGCATAGCCAGGATAATTGGCATAGGTGCTTTTGGCCACATGAATAGTCGTGCTTCCTACCAAGTCTCCTGTCAGTGTCCAACTTTTGATGGTCGAGCCAACGGGGATTGAACGCCAAGCGAAAGAGGTTGATGCTTCGGTCAGAGATACACCGCCTCCGTCAAATGTGAAGGCGATAGTCGAGGTTGAGACAGACGATCCGCCCCCTGACCCACAAGCCGAACCTGTAGAGCCAATCACCCCAGAGGTACTATTGAGACAGCCGTCTGCGAGAGAGGTTACTGTGAGCGTGCCCGTAGCCGTAAGGTTAGCTAGAGAAAGATTACCAGAGAATAGGGCGTTGCCCTGGACAGAGAGGAGCTGACGGGGGGTGGTGGTGCCGATACCTGTAAATCCTGTGTTCAAGATACGCAACCGCTCCGTAAAGGTAGAACCGTCATACTCACCCAGTTGGAACGCTTCACCTGTACGCCATGAGACATCCTGTGAAGACCCAGAGAGGTGGAGATCGCCCATGACCGAGAGTTTGCTAATCGGAGAAGAAGTACCGATACCAAGACTCCCAGTAGTAGTGAGTCTCATTCCCTCTGTGTATGTACCGCTTACCTGCTTTCCGAATAGAATATCAGCGTTGTTTGCTGTGAAGTATGGTTGAGAAGCGGAGTTAATTGCCAACTCAAATGCAAGAGTGTCTAAGTTCTGGCGGTTGATAGTAAGAACAGGAACTACTACCCCAGTAGAGGTGGTTTTAATACTCAAAGGAGCACTTGGCGTAGTCGTACCAATACCGACTCGTCCATTGTTAGTCAGGACCAACTGATTGGTGCGGGCTTCATAAGTCCCCAAGACGAGGGAGGAAGATGGGCCAGAGTCGTAGTAGTCTCCAAAGATTGAGAAAGTGTTGGTAGAGGAAGCGTACTTAAAGGTTAAGCCCTTCTGTCGGTACTCGTCAGAGAGAATGGCGATGACCCCAGGGAGCGAACCAGTATCCCGTGAGCGAACTTCCAAGGAAGCGTTTGAGGAGTTACCACCGATGACCCGAAGCCCAGGAACAGATGAGAGAGGACGCTCAATCGTTACATAGGCGGTGTTGGCTGAAGAAGTAGCGGTAGTAGTACCGATGACCATAGTCCCACCAAAGTAGGAATTGTTTGTGTTGGGGTCAAAATAGACCTGGGCCGAGGTTGTGGAGTTAGAGCCGATGGTTACGATGTCCGTGGTGTTGTTTGGGTAGTTGATGAGCTGACCCACGACTGTAGAGGTGGTGGTTGACCATGTGCCACCGCCGCCACCGCCGCCAGAGCCTGTACCGCAATCTGACCCATTAGACCAAAGAAGTCCTGATGTAGTAACGGCTAGACACCCTGGAGTTGAGGTAGCGGCGATGAATGTCGTGGTAGGGGCGGCGTGTGCCACATGAAACACCAGAAAGAGTGCGAGGATTGTAAGGTTAATTTTCCACATAGTAGACTGTTACTGTTTGGTCTGAAGCTAGAGTCGCCCCTGCTGTGATTTGACTGGTAAAGGTGATTTGATATGTACTTGCGTCTATCGTGTAATCCACATCCCTCTTTAAGTTCCAAGGAGATGAGGTGGCCTTGACATCCCACACTCTCCAAAAGGCAGGGAGATAGAAAGACTTAGTAACTCCATTGAGCGTAGGAATGTCGTAAGCCCTCACTGCCCTACCATCGGAGTAATTTGCACCGAGCTTAGGGATTCTCCTGATGGCTTCCTTTATCATCTTTTCAACCTCATCCTTTTTCACTAGACCCTTCACCTTTGGGATGAGAGGAAGCACCCTTGACATTATATCACCTGTGGCATCTTCTTTTAATGCCTCGACATCTATCACTTGGGGTTTGGGGAGAGACTCAATGAGTTTGAGGAGCTTCTGACCCTCTGATAACATGGTGGCTCGTATCTCGGACATACCTGAAGTTAGACCTGCACCCATTTCACCCTTAGAGGTCTGCATATCAGCCATACACTTCTCCATGTCCGAGTAGCAAGAGGCGAGTTTGGTGTCCATCTCACCCAGTCGGGAGTCCAAATGCTCCTTGATACCCTTCATAGCTTCCATGAGAGTCTCAAACACCTTAGCCACATCCTCTGATGAGGCGTAGTTCTCTAGGGCTGTGAGCATCCCTTTGAGGGCGTTTTCTAGTTGCTTTTCTTCAGGTTTCATTTCTTTTTGTTTACCTTATTCCATATGTCGGTGAGTTGGGATTGCGCCTTTTTCGTCAGGATAACAGGGATATCGCTCACACCAGTTTCTTTATACGCCGCCGCTCGGTGGTTGCCGTCTATTACTTTAAGTTTTCCATCAACGTAATCTACCAACACAGGCGGACGCTCGCCTCCTTTTATCTTCTTTAGCCAGTAATCAGATGTCAGTTTACCTTGAGTTTGACGGGTAAGGTCTCTCGTATCTATAAGTATTTCTTTACCAAGTAACGAAGTTTTAATGTTTATGGTTGGGGTATTTTTAGGGATTGAATCAAGGCCATGCCCACCTGTAACATTTACCGCACTCTTATACTTCATGGCTGCTTGGGCGAGGGGTTGAAGTTCTTTAGGAATAGTGGTAAGGTTGGGGGATGATATTCTTGATTGTGTTCCTAGTGATTGTGGGGGTGTACGCTTGGTATTCGTAATACCCGTTTGACCCGTCAGTTCCATGTTAGCTCCCCTTGGGGCGACTGGGATAGTAGACCCTGACCCTACAGAGCTTCTTACTGCACTAGATGGAGCAGGTAGGTTTAATACCTTGGTCGGGCCAACTTCAGGCCCTATGTCTTGTAGGATAGGATTACCCCTGTTCACGAACTCTGCAATCTTTCCTTGAATGTATTTTGATGAGAGAGTCTTTTTGACTAAGAAGCCAGCGATCGCCTGTGGGTTGCCACCTGACAGCATAATCCAGTCCGTAAGGGATATAGCATTGTTACCTGCCTGACCTGAATACTCCTTACCCAAGGTATCGAGTAGTTGTTTGGCCAGTTGAGTCTCCTTTCTCATTCTTGGGAGGTTCTTTAGACCGAGTGTTTCAGCTTGGGACACCTGCCAAGTCCGTAGAGCAGAGTCGAGGTTGGTTGCCCTAGCAACACCTTCGGGGTTTATGCTCTTTAGATAATCAACTTTTACAGTCCTCTCATAGAGTCTCTTGATTTCGTTTATCTCGGTCATATTCCATGCCTTCTTTTGACTAAGTGCTTGCAACCTTGCGAGGTTTTGAGCAGGTGCGCCAGGGGTAGATACCCTAGTTTCCCTATCTAGTAAGTCTTTGAGCATGGTTTTTACTGGTGCAGGGTCATAGACACCTTTGAGTTGGGCGATGGCATCGTCTGATGCTTGTACAGACTTCTCAAAACGATTGTAGAGTTTGGTCGTAACATCTTCGATATCACCGAATATCCCTCTCTTAGCTAGATAAGTTCCCACACTTTCTCCTGCGAGTTTCTCGAACTTCGCTTGATTACCCTTAGATATCCGAGCCACTCTCTGCATGATACTGGCTGGAGTATTGGCGGTGGCTTCACCGAGAGCCGTAGTGCCTGAAGAAACTGCATCTCCTGCCCTGGTCATAACCTTATTAGTTGTAGACTTGACTGTATTGACGGCGGCTTGTGATACCTTACTTGCTTGGTCGGCGATAAGAATATCCCCTGCAATCTGACCGCTAAGCCCTGCGACATTCAATAGTTCCTTAGTCCTAAAATAACCAGGAGAGTTTTTAGGGGTGAGGTAGCCATCAGCTTCCAATTGTCCCAAGTCCTTGAATAGTTTGGTATCAGAGAGTTTACCTGTAAGGTAGTTAAACCCCTCACCTATCTTATTACTTGTCCAGTCTATGCCCTGTCGGACAGGGGCGGGCATGACATCGTAGGCAACACCAGGAATAGCATTAAAAGCCGAGGCGGTAGCACCAAAACTCCTTGCGAGAGTCCCTTGGCCTTGGTATGCACCTGTACCAGAGATGGCTTCGTTCACTCCCTGACTAGCGGAAGTGATGGTATTGGCCACACGACTACCCACAGTAGACTTCACTGGAGCTACTGGTACGCTCACTGGATTGCCGTACTTGGCCTTAAATTGTTCGGCTGTTAGTGTTTTCATCTTATCTGGGTGAAACTGCCATCGCTATTTTGCGCCCAATATGTGCCATCTTCCAAGATATTCACTCCGACATCTGCGGTATTACCACCCTTTAGGATATAGTCAAGTTTGGCGAAGTTATTGATCTTATCTAGTTCGGCCTTAAACTCTTTTTCAGTGATGTTATACCCCGTAACATTGCCATCCTTATCTTTAATCGCCCATGTTCCTATCTTCGTAGCGGCAGAAGCCAAGACCTGCAATTCTTGGTTGCTCAACGCTCCGAAGGTTGCACCCTGTTTCTTGGCTGAAATCAAGGTGTCCAAGTTAAGAGTAGACCTCAACTGCTCTACGCCAGCGATGAAGTTTTGTCTCTCACCCGTAGCGTTTTGTTTCAGAGCTAGTAACTGTTGAGGAATACCTACACCTGTTAGTGCCTTACCGACATTTCTCCAGAAGCCAGGTTGGGAACGACCGAGTGCATTTGGGCCGACTGCTGTTGAAGCAATACCACTAGTCAATCCACTAATCTGGTCTACATTACTCTTGGCTTGGGCGAGCTTTAATTCATTCGTGCCACCCGTCCCACCCGTCATCACAGGAGTCTCCCACTGACTTGTAGTAGGATTCCACTGCATGTCTACGCCGTTGATGGATTTGATGGTAGGAGTAGAACCACCCGTCGCTTGGTCTTTGAGCTTCTGAAGACTGACAGCGTATTCGTTCTGAATGTCTAGTTTCTTTAGCTCAAACTCATTAGCGGCCTTGGTCTTTAATTCGTCAAGTCTGATGTTCTGCTCGTTGGTAACAAAGTTCGATATGGCCTGATATTGGAGTGTCTTGTAAGCATAGTCATTTGCCACTTGTTCGGTCTTTAGAGCTGTAACCTGTGTGAGATACTCTTGGGCGAGTTGAACATTCCCCTGTGCGGCTGCAACGGCGGCCTGAAGAGGTAATGCCCTGATCGCCGCTTCTCGGTTAATAGTTGCGGCTATACCCCCGTAGACGGCTTCCGTGCCTCCCTCTGCACTGACTGAAGCTCTCGTAGAGAGTAAGTCTTGATTCTGTTTGGCGATAACATTATTGAGTTGAGAAGTGTAGTCATTTAGCGTAGCCCTTTGCTGTTGTACGACATTCTGTTGGTTTACAACTTCAGGTGAGGAGAGGATATTTTCCTTCTTAGGAGCGAGGCCAAGAACAGTCATCAGGTTGCTTGCCCTGCCCTGTTGCTCGGAGTTATCCGTTGTAGCGACCTCTGGTGGCTTGTAGGTTATCTTCCCATCACTCCCCACTGTCATACCTAGGGTCGCATTGGCTAGACCTGCAGTGTTGATTACTCCAGGATTCGAGTAAGTCGGTTGAGGAGGAATCTGAACGGCGGGAGTGTTTTGGGTGAATGTGTTGGCACTCATCGGCGACACGGCAGGTTGAGACTGTGCGGTGTTCTGTGGGTTGTAGACAGGGGCTTGGCCTGAACCTTGTTGGGCTGAAACATAAGCCGCCGAACCGACTGGGGGAAGTGCTTGACCTGCTGTGTAATATTGAGCCATTTTATTTATTATAATTATAACATATTCTAAGACTGTGTGCCGACTTTTGTCCAAGTGTTTGCGGCAGAACACACATAAAGGACTCCCCCCACCTCGATTATTTCTCCGACTACCCCCACAGCAGGGGTCGCTGTGAAGTGGGGTACTTTTAGTCGTCCGTTAAATGAACAATACTTGGAGAAGTCTTGGTTGGAGGTGAAGTTGTTTTTATAGAACTCGGCATTAAGCGCATTTAGATCGCTTTGGAGTCGGGCCACCTGTTCTTGAAGTTGTGTTACTTGATTAGGCATGGATTGAACCCGTCATTGGTAGGGCGACTATCTTATAACCTGTGATTTCACCACCGCCTGTTACCGACTCTAGGCGTAGTTTTAGCTCCTTGAAAGCAGGGAAGTCAGCACCCGATGAAGCGATGTTGTAGAAGTCATACGAAAGGCCGTTGGTCGTAGAGAATGTCCCCACAGTCGTCCAAGCTGAATCAGAATCAACCTTAATTTTAACTGTGATGACACTTGTAGCAGGAAGTGGGGCGGTGTAGACAGTAAGTTGCTTTAACTGCTTGGTAAGAGCGACATCGTCAAAGTTAAATATCTGACTCTCGTAGACCGAGGTAAAGGCATAAGTGGCGGCATCGTTGGTCTTATCTATTGACCCATCCCCAGAGTGAGTGATGAAGAAGTAGTTGGCGGCTGTCCCAAATGCTTGTATGCCATCAGTGTCTATGTTCTCGTCTACCACATCTAGGGTTAAAGCCCAAGGGTATGATGCGTTCTTTCTTCCGAATGACCAGAGTCCCTCATCGTAGGTCGTACCTGCGGAGTTAGTCATAATCTTGCACGCCCAGAATAGGCGGTTGTTCTTGATGGCCTTGGAGGTAGGGATAGTCTTACCCGTGAGGGCTTGCGTGAAGACTTCCTTTAGAACTTGCGGTTGGCCACCTGCATAACCCTGTATGACCATAGACCCCTTACCTGCCCCTGTGGTGTTGTTCAAGTACCTATCTGTTACCCCTACAAGCATACCCTCTACACTCTCTAGGACACGAAGCTCTCCCTCTCCCCAGTCTACAGTTTCTTGAAAGAGGTCAGATGAGAGATTCCAAATGAATACTTTTGACTGGCCGTTGTATACAGACTTAGGCGATGCACCTATGGCAAGGTAAGGCCCGTAGTTGGCTAGGGAAGTAATCTTATAGGTATCAGGTACAGTCTTGGCAGAGTCGGTGATAGTCCCTGCGGGGGCGATACGCACAATGATGTTGTTATAGGCTAGATATGCGTTGCCATCTGCGGCGATCACCCCATTGGCTACGGAAGTGATGGTCGCCCCAACAGTAGCGGCGGCATTAGTGATTGAAGGCGTGCCTGAAAGCCCACCCCACTTGAATAGAGAGGTTGTCCCCTGAAAGCCCCATGCGTAATCCTTATACTCAAAAAAACACCCGTTCCACACCGCTCCATTACCCTCGGAGTTGGCTGGAGTCGTCCATAATCCTGACTCTGCTACGGCCTTTTGACATATCTTCGTGAGTCCTGCGCCTGTCTGCCCTAAGCCATATAGTTTAGTAGAGGCCGAGGCGTAGATGAAGTCTTTGATTAAATACTGTTTGAGGTCAGTGGCAGATACGGCTGTTTCGGTATCAGCTTCTAGTGAGCGATAAGGAGTCATCTTGGTCGGGTCTGACCAAATATCAAAATGCTTAGAGATTTGGAACTCTGTTGTAGTTACCTTACGGGGGGAGTCGGAGATGCCACCAGAGAAGCTGTTTACTTTTATTTCGAGTGGCTTATACATTAAGGTAGTGTGATACCCATTAGGTGCATAAGGTAACCCTGAACCGCCGAGTTGCTGTGGATGTTATAACCCCAAGCCAATCCCAAGACGGCTGTGCTTCCCATAAACATCGTTGGATTACAGGTCGTGGCGTTTGGGTATGCGTCTACTTCCAGCAAGAGGGTGGTGGTAGACACAACAGCACCACCTGCGACAACATACTTCCTAATAGTATGCGTACCCGTTCCATCTGTATTACTTATCCATACATGAGTGCCGTTTGAGGTACACGACAAGGCCGAACCAGAAGAAGTAAAGGTAACATCTCCTAAGTCAGTCAAAGTCGTTCCTGATATTGAATACTGGCCGAATGTATTAGCCGCATTAGAAGCATATATATAAGTCCCATCAGACCACATCGGGTCAACATCTCCATTTACAACTCCTGTCATCGAGGTTACATTGGCGAGGTCTGCTTTGTCATACCTGCGGCATATAGTCGTGGAGTTGGCAAAGACATACAGATAATTTCCTACCACAACCATGCCTCCCGCCCATTCGTTTGCGGCAATCGTCAGTTGGGCTGTGTGAGTGCAGTAATAGTTTCCTGTCAGAGTGTCTTTTAGGTATCTGCGTAGGTCAAGTGTGGTTGTAGAGGTCGAAAGGACATAACCTATAAATAAGACTGTACCTGTGAGGTCAGAGGCCGAACCAAAGAGGGTATTGGCGACAGTTCCCGTGCCTGTGCTTAGGGCAATATCCTGTACTACGAAAGGCGTAATCGCAGGTAGTCTAGTGGCAAGTTTGGCTGGGGTAATAAATAGTTTTGCCCCCGTCCCCCCTGTAGCTGTCCCTGCGGTTACTTCAGCATCAGTAGCTTCTTCAACCAGTCCTCGGACAATCTCCGAGGCGTTCTGTTGTCCACCAGAGTCCACATACGCCTTGACCGCCTTCTGGGTGGCTATCTTGCTGTCGCTATTGGCCGCAAGTGCTGTGTCGGTGTCAAGGACAGAAGTCTCAATCTTGTCCGTGTTGAGGTTAGAGAAGTTGGTATTAAGGTCAGCCCTTGAAGCACTGATTAAATCCCCTGCGGCTATGGTTACAATAGTACTCATGGTCTTGAAATGTTAATCATGGAAGCTGATACTCTTGATAGATTATCCATAGTCGAAGCACACTCTGCCCAAGTCCTTGTCTCTCCTGCCCAAGTGGTCGTGATGGTAGACCAGAGTTCACCGATGTTCACTCTAGCGTTGTTGGACATGGAGTTGGAGCTGGGTTTAGAGGTGTTGTTCATTTCATGCTTTCCACATTAGGGATAAGGTGAGAGTCTTCATCATTGTCCCGACCCATGAAGTAGGTTTCGGCCTTCTGCATCTCCAAAGCCCTTTCAGTCCTTAAATCGTTAAGGTTAGGGAGTCCGAGGGTAATGGCGGCATCAAGTGCGGCGGCAATCACGAATCCCCTGTCTAATATAGGGGCAAAACCTGTGGTCTTGGTAGTGTCTGTAGCGGCGTAGTAGGAAGACACCCTCTGGAAGTAAAACTTGAGTCCTGCGGCGACTGTGGTGGCAGATTTATAATTCAGTCTGATGATGTTGTCGGCAATCTTGTCGTACTGTGAGGGGACTCCTGTCAATACTCCGTAAGGTTGAGTGGCGTTAGGGTCGGTGAGGCGGTCTACGAGGGTGAGAGGGTCGTAAGCCGTACCTGCGGTATTTAGGATGCCAACTCCCAAGAGTGAGAGGATGGCGTTACCCTGTTCGTCTGCTTGGAATGAGTAATCACAAACACCTGATGTAAGAGTTTCTGTGCCTTCGGGGAGCTTAGTGTGATTGGTGTCATCCCACTGAAACCTCTTATCGTATTTCAGGAATAGGCCAGTAAGGTAGTCTCTCCAGTCATTAGTGGAGTTTACTATCTTCGCTGTAGGCCACTGGGTTGAGTCTACCCGTGCAAAAGACCTTGCCCTCTGCACTATTCCCAGATTGCCTGATGTGTCAGAGAAAGCTGACATGGTTTAATAACACCGATAAGTTAAGGTGGTGGTTGGAGTGGCCGCAAGAGTCCTAGCCCAAGCTAGACCCGTATTGGCTACAACATCGAATACATAAGTTCCTGCGACTGTTGAGGCAGGGATAGTAGCGAGTTTGGTCAGAGACGAAGTGGCGACTGTGGTTCTCAATGTCCCATTAGTCGTGGTGGCGTCATAAATCTCAATGACACCTGCCGCCGCTCCTGTAATGACTATCGAACCCAACGCTCCCCCTGCCGTACAAAGCATCCCGCCAGTAGCGGTGGTGGCTGGCACAATAGTAAGTGCTTGATACTCATTCGACCTGTTTACTCCTTGAACCTTTGTGTCCGTGGTGGCTCGGAAGCCAAAGACCACAGCAACAACTGCGATGACCCCTAAGATGACTTTTGTTATGTTGCTCATTGTGTTTGTTATTTATTAAGCTCCCCATCCTATCCCCCAGTCGATAGTTGAGGGATAGAAGCGAAGACTAATACTGGATTGCCCTGAAGTTTGCGGAACAAGTGCCAGTCATAGAGACTGTGCCTGCTGAAGCCGCACCCAACGCTGGGGATGCCTTTACAGCTAGCCAAGAGCTACCAGGAATAATCTGGTCAAGAACAGAGCTTGATGTGGCGGCGACCTGTGTCCCAACATTCGCTGGGAGCAAGAACCCGAACTGAAGTGTGCCTGTGGCGGCGGGGACTGTGCCAATTCCGAACTGTAGGTGAGATGCCGAGGTCGTACTGGTCTTAATGTCAATCGAGAACGCCTCCAAAGTAGTAGAAGCGGCTGGCGATTGGATATTACAGACTGTCGTTGAGGCAGTGAGGAGAGTCGGCCTAGCTCCCCAGAGTCTCGTATCTCCGTACGAGAAGTACGGGGACAAGATATCAGGAGATGATACCGCACCGACAATGGCAGACTGCTTCGGAACATTCACCACTGTAGCTGGAACATTGACTTCAGGAGAAGTGATGTTCACAACAGGCGCACCCTGTGTAGGAACTTTGACTTCCACATTGACTGGCTTCCCGAAGAACGCTACCCCTGCGAGGGCGACAGCTCCGATTGCGATTGTTAATGTTACTTTATTCATTTTGTTAATAGTTAGGTTGCGACCTTTAGAGTCCCTTTAACTGTGCTTCAAGAGCCGCCTTCTTCAACTCGTACTTGGCTGGGTTCTGGAGCTTATATCTTTCGATAAGAGCCGCAAACTCGGCCTTGGACGGCGAGACAGGGACTTCTGATGCGTTTCGGTCTATTTCGATTGTTTTTTTGGTCATAGTGTTTGTCCCATTTCGGGGGAGTTGCGAGGCAAGAGCCACATGGTGAACTTGCCCCACAAGCCCCCAAAAATGGGGGATTAGTTAGGCAAGAGTGATGTCAACGCAAAGTGTGAGCTTCGGAGCCCATAGTTTAGCACCGACATAACCCCAAGCGACTGTCTCCTTACCCGTCTTACCAGCTACGCCCTTTTCATCATACTGCACTCCACGAGGAGCGGCGTATGTGGCGACATCCTTAACACCGAAGAGGCGGTGGCCTGAATTGGTGTAAGTCTTTGTGCCTGGTGAGTAGGTGGCGAATGTACCTGTCCTGATGACATAGATATCAACTCCCATGAAGGAGGCCATAAATCCATTCTTCAAGACGGCATCAGCGAACGAGAAGCCAGAGGCCACCTGTGCCTGGGCGAAGCCCACGACATCGGTGTTCTCGATAACAAGGAACTGGCCTTTGTACATATCAGAGTAACCTGCAACCTTTGAGAGGAGGTTAGCCATGATCGGTACGATGTTTGCGGCTGTCGTAAACCCGCCTGTTGGCGTGGTGTAAGCACCCGTAGCGACATCTGTGATTTCGTTGATAACGAACTTGTCGATAGCGGCCACGATTGAGTAAGTCATCTCATCAATGCGTGATGCACCAATATCGAAGACCGAGAAGACCTTTTCAAAGTCGTAGATGTGTTCGGCGACAATAAACTCGTCTGCAACTGTCAAGGTGTCAGTTGTAGTCGTCCATGCGGCTGTGGCGTAAGTACCAGCAACGGCTTGAACTGTCGTAGACGGCTGTGAACCATAAGGGTTCTCGATGGTTTTAGCATCGGTGCGGTCTACTGTGCAGATTTTCTCTGCGATGAGCATGTTTCGGAGTGCCTTGTTGAAGGTGCTCTGAAAATACTTCCTGCGATTAGACTCTGTTGATAGAGTATTCATTTTGTAAAGTTAAGTTATTAAGCCATGTGGCTTTTCACTTACTTTACAGAACGATTTATTTGCTTAGTCCCTTTCTGACCATCCACAGTCTGTCCATCTCATCTTGTGAGAGGTCTACACTGTTTCGTGCCTTTTCGATGAGGGCAGAGTCGGAGAGTTTAGATGAACCACCCTTGCCTTTGCCAGTGTTGGCGGCGGCGGCGGACTTCTTCTGCTCCTTCTTGGTTTCGATGTATGACTTCATAAAGTCTGACTGTAATGCTTTCGCCACAGTTACACCTTCTAGTTTGGCAAACTTTACCGCCCTAGTGATGTCGTCATCATCTAGCCCTTCTCGAAGGACTGCTAACATATCGGTCTGTGAAAGTTCCTGCGGTTTGTCCTTTTTAGAGGCCTGTTCCGCTTTTTCTGCTCGGACTTTGTAGTTGTTTGCCAACTCCTCGGCCTTTGCAAGTCTCTCCCTTACTTCTTCAACAGTTTCTTCGTGAGTTTCCTCTACGACTTCCTGGGATTCATTAGTTGTCTCCACTACTTCTGTTTGAGGTTCAGATACCTTGTTCTCATCGTTCATAGAATGTTTTTAGGGGTTCACTTCTCCCCAAGTTATGCGTGTATTATAACACTTAATAAATTGTAAAGCTACTTTGTCGAGTCCTTGGCTATGCGCTCTTTCTCTTCCTCTGGTGTTTCTTCCTTTTGTGCCGCCCACATCTTCAACATGACGAGCTTCTGCTCGATATGCGTGATGAGGGTGTTACGGGCGATGACATCATCTACACCTGCGGGGACTTTTATGGGGTTAAATGCGGTGATCTTGGTAGTTCCCTGTTGGTTTGGCTCTTTTAATCTCTTAAACCCATCCTCTAGGTAGTCCAAGAGCTTATTTCGGGCTGAAAGCTCCAAGAATACATCAGGAGACTGCTTTTCAGAGATGGCTACAGTCATCCACAAGTCCATATTGAGTCCTAGACCTACATCACCATCGAGTTCTGGTAGGAGAAAGACCCTTAGAATCCTCTGCATCTCCTCTGAAGTGGTGATAGGAGCGAGAAGTCTTAGGTCTGAATCCGTGAGGTTCATCTGTAGGAAGACCTTGCGGATAGCTTTGAGGCAATCGTCATTATCCTTGAAGGTGGTCTTGATTAGACGCATATCGCCTTCAGATAATCTAGTTGATGCGAATTGTTTATCCATGTGTTTTTTAACTTACACCAGTACCGACCTGTGGCTTTTGCCCTACTGGTTGCATTGGGGAAGGGGGCGTGGGCTGAAGTTCTGCCGATGATATCGTGCCTGTGTTTTCGAGGATGCGTGAGAACAATAGTTTTGCATTGGGGTCTTGTAAGACGAGAGGGTTGGTGGCGATGGTCTGAAGCACTGTGGAGAGGGTAGTCATCACGGCTTCCTTGTCAGTGGTCTCATCAGTTACCTCAACCTCAACTTCCCACTCAAAGTCCTTGAATACTTCTTTCCAAGTGATGTCCTTGGTGTCGTGGGGCTTGAAGAACCTCATGTCGCCTAGATCGGTTAGAGATGACTTCATATCTTGTGCAATCTGCCCTTCGTTTACATTAGGGACTTGCTCATTCAAGACAGCTTCCACTTTCAACCTGTTGGCTTCGATGCGTGCCTTCTTAGGGATGTACATATTGTCAATCCTCGTCATCTCCATTGAGTCAAGAACAGCCGCAATCTCATCCGTAGTATCTAGCTCGGTCTTTAGGAATGGGATAACGAAGTTCCTCATCATGTCCTCAATGGCTAGACCTTTGTTCTCGGTCATTATCTCAAAGTTGGAGTGGGATTCCTGTTGAATGATGGCGGCCTGACGATATGCTGTGCCTGAAGGTAGGTTCTTACCCATAAGGACATCTGGGGTAGAGGTAATCTCCTGTGCGAGCATCTTCCACTGTTGTCCGAAGTTCTGTAGAGAGGTGATGTCGTTGGCGTTGTTCTGAATATGTGTGATAGGCATGTTCTCCTTGGTGATGAGAATATCTCCTGTCTCAATGGCTTTAAGGACATTCCTTGACACGAAGTTGGTGTCGGCGGTCTGAAATATGAGCTTGGATGAGAGGTCGAGTTGGTCTTTAATGGCCTTCATGGAGTGATTGACCATCCACTGTGCCTCAAATAGATTCTCTACAGCACCCTTAGCCAAAGCTCGGCCATCTTCCTTGATGAGATGGGTAATCATGTATGGGTTCTTCTCACGACCACGATAGAGGGTGAAGTCGTCATACTCATTGGATGAGGAGTCCTTACGGGCTACGAAAGAGACTACATGCATCTGTTGGACATACTCCTCGGAGTCGTCATCGTTATCTGTCAAATATGATAGGGGGAGTTCTCCATGTACTTCATAAAGCAAGACGAACTCTGCCTTGTTGTCTACATGCATCCCATCACCTAGCTTTCTAGGAGCAAGGGCGGCAATAAGATTAGTTACTTGGTCTTGGTCGTATTCCTTGTGCTTCCTAAGCTGTGCAGGGGTCATTTCGAGCTTCTCAATCACTGCATTGTTGTCAAAGTCTACTGCATCTATGATAAGAGTATTCCAAGGCACGACCATAGCGATCAGGTCGTCTTCCTTATCAAGAAACTTCACTACAGCCGAGCCATAGCGTGAAAGACATCGTCCCCAATCATTCAGGAACACTCCGAAGTTATGTCTACGCATCCAGTCCCTTAGCTTAAAGGTAGCGAGCATGGAAGCCAACACATTTGAGGTCTTGGTAGACTTGAACCTGATGTTCTTGCGGTCTATGTCGGTAGCACGATACCAGATGTTCTCGGCGGCAGTAACGATGTTAAAGAAGGGTTTGTCCCTGTTCTTGGAGTCTTTCGGCCCATCCATAAACACCGACTGGGAATAGGCGTAAATCTTCTCTAGCGTGTCATGGAGAGAGAACTCGACATGCTCTGATAGTTTGGTAACTCCCTTTTGGAAGTCATCTTCCGCTTTCCTCACTAGCTCACCCACATTGTTTGGATTCATTTTGTGCTATTTAATTCCATGTTCGACTCGTTGATAAGAAATTGGTTCTGTTGTTGGTTGAACGCTGTCATTGAAAAAGGTTTCTCGATGGATGACAAGGCGTAGCGGATTGCATCCATGCCGTGAGAGAACTCATGCTCTGGTGTATTGAGTATTTTACCATCTTTGTCTACCATCCACAAGTAGTTACGATACTCTTTGATGAGGTTCACACTCTGCTTGGTCAAACTGATGCGTTGGGTCTGCACAACCTGAATACCATTTGATACCGAGTCCATGCCCTTAGTTGTGCCGATGATGTTCAACCCATACCCTCTCATTTCAGCAATGCTCTTAGGTTCGGAAGAGTCGGCAATCACTAGCCCTGCCTGTAGGTTGGAGAGGAGATCGTAGATTTCCTTGTTCAACATCTCCTTGCGGTAACAAACTTCATCGAGGATATACCCTCCGTTGTACCTGTAGCACGCTACAATGGCCGTAGGGTCGTTGGAATAGCCAAAGTCGAGTCCATACCGCTCTAACTTGGCCTCATGCGGTATAGCGTCAATTATCGCCCAGTCCTTATAAATCTTTCCCTCCACTTCACCGAGCTGGCCTTCACCGAACACCCTCCACCAACCCTTCCTGTGTCGCCTTGACTCAATCTCCTGAATGATGACAGGTGATAGGGCTTCGTTGTCCTTGTAAGTGAGGACGATAGCTTCGGCGTTCTCCTGTTTACCTATAATCTCCTCATGCGCCCAGAACTCTTTGACTGGGTTGTAGTCTATGTAAACATCTCCATCAGTACGAATGACGAGCTGTGTGTAGGTTTCATATGAAATATTGTTGGCCTCGTTTAGGAATAGGTCATTACGCCTTGGACCACGAACCTTGCCTGGCTGATCGGCGGAGAAGAACTCAATGCGTGAACCAGTCTCGAATGTGTAAATGAGGTCAGTCTTGTTCCAGTTCTTTTCCTTGAAGTACTTGTGACCCTCCATGATGTTGATGAAGTCTCTCACCGCTCCCCTCTTTAGGTGAGGCATGGATTCTGACACTACGGAAGCCAAGTTCCCCTTGACTGTCTGTGCCTTGTCAATGAATAACAATAGGATAGCTATGGTCTTACCTGCTGATGAGCCACCTTGAATGACTCTGACACGCTTCTTCATGCCGTGTATCTTGTCTAATGCTGTGGTTTTCTTGTATGTCATTTACCCGATAGTCCGCCTAGGATTGGTAGAGGTTCACCATCCGCTCCCGTGATTTCCGTGAGTCTCGGCAGTAGGTTGGTAGCCAACTTCATCAAAAGGTTTTTCTTATACTCACTCCACGAAGCATGAGCCGCTTCATCGTTATCTATGACATCACGAATAGCCAGGAGAGCTTTGGTTCTCACATCACCTGCTAGTTCCCTATCTTGAAATGATTTGCCTCCTCTTTTCATTGCATTAAACTTGACTAGTAATATATTATACCATGTAGTTCTTTTTAATGAAAGGTTCGTCAATACCTATAAGTCGGAGATGTTGTGCTGTTACTTGGGGGTCTAGGACTATCTTGAATCCTTGCTCTCTGGCTCTCTCACAGAAGGTTATATCTTCGCCTTTATTCAGGGTCATATCGAATTGAATGTCAAAGCAGTCTTTCAGTATGAGGGTTATACCCATTCCTGCGCTACCTATGAGTCTTGGCTTACTCCAGTCCTTGATGGGTGAGTAATCTTCCTCATGAGCTATCGGGGGATATGGGGGCATGGTGTTGAAGTAAAGTCCTGTCCCTATCTGGGCATCGAACTGTTGCATGGTGGCTAGTAGTCTATCAACACAATCAGGTTGGACTGTCATATCAGAGTCTATGAACAGGAGAGCATCTAGGTTGGCCTTCTTTGCCTCTGTCATAACTGCGTTACGGGCTAGGGCGACATTACCTACTTGGGAGTAGATCAGCTCGCAGTTCTTTAGGCGGCGGATGAGTCTGAACATCGGTAACACGAAGAAAGGCAGTGATACGCCATTCCGTTCACTTGCGATGATACCTATAGCGATTTTATTTACCAGATAGTTGCTCATTTGTCTAAGTAAGCTACTCGATAGTTATTATTCTGCATATCATATTTGCGATGACAACTTGTGCATAGTCTCAACCAATCCTCGGTATTTCTTTTATATGAATGGTCTATATTGGCCCATTCATACTTCTTCTTAATCCTCGACTCGCATATCTGACAATAGCTCGGCCTACCGAACCTAACGACCACCCATTTATGGATAGCACCACTAGTAGCCAAATCACCTTTCCACATACAATTTTCATTGTCACGAGGCCCGATATGTCCCTTTGCATAAGAATTACCTAATGCCTGCTTGCTTGCCCGTAGTCCCAAAAGTCTTTTATTTTCATCAGACATTTTATATAGACCCTTTTTACCCTTGTTGTGTGGAGTATATCCTTTTGTGAAAGTCATAATTTTGTAAACATCTTAATTGCTTCTTCGTAAGAAATGATCGGCCCATACAATCTACTTGAAAAGTCCTTAGCCACCTCAACCATACATCTGTAAAGTACATTCCTATCCTTTATGACCCTTTTGAGAAACAGGATTTGTTCTGCATAAGCGGCCTTCTCTTGATTGTATCTGAATGTCCAGTCTTTGAGGTACATATTCCACCAGACTGACGGGGAGTTGCCTTGTTGCCTTTGATGGACGGCTTCGTGGATGAGGATGTCTGGGAGGAGGTCGTCCCTTTTCGTGTGGATGGTGTCTCCGTAGGCAAAGACCACGCCTTCGTCCCATATTGCTCCCATAACTTTTTTGATTTCTTCGTAGTTAGGGGGCGGCTCATGGCTCAATATCATATTATGCCCCCTTGCCACTAAGGTCGGGATAGAATGGGACAGTCTCCTCAACGGGTTGGATGGTTGGGGCTTCTGCCCTGTCCCTGTTACGAACGATAGCCCAGACTGTTAGGACGGCGAAGATTATAAAGGCGACGATGAGGAGTTTGTCTATGAGTTTCATGGTTTTGTATTGCCTAGGCGACCTAGTGGATTATTAAAATGTAAACAGTGGCCCGTTCTCCAAAAAACAAGAAACTTTGTACTTGATGTTCGGCCTGTTGTGTAGAAGGGGAAGTTCTTTAACCCTACCCAGAACCATAAAAACCAAACTTTGAAACCATAGTGTATTCTAGCACTTTTACTCATAGTTTGCAACCCTAATTATGCCTTATCATTCCAGTAACGGCGGTCTGATATATACCCTATTTTGCCTCTGACCTTTGAGACAACTAGGTTGAGGTCTTTGTCTTCGGGAATAGGGACAAGTTGGTTAGGGTACATTTCTACACAAAGCTGGCCGTTGTTGTCTATGACATCGTTTGGCGTTCTGCCTCCACGGGTCACTAGCCACATGGATTGTTTGTTTGTAAGCATAGGATAATGCTATCACATCTCCTACAAAAAGTTATCCCCACTTTGTCGTATGAGGGTTCTTGCGTCATAAACTTGTAGTGCTATAATACTGCTTGTCTCATAGACACGGGGGTATAACAGAGTGTCTCTAAACTAATCTGTTCCAGCGCACCTTAGAGCTAGGGAAGTGCTCTACAATGACGGGGAAATGATATGGTGCGCCTCTTCTCTTCAACTTTTCGTTGAGGGGAGGGGGTGCATTACCAATTCAAAGGAAATAATATGAATTACAATGCTTACGCCTTTAGTAAAAGGAATAAGATAATAGAGGAAGGGGGGAATGATACCTACGCAGACTTCCTAAAGTCCGAGACATGGAAGAAGATACGGCAACTTTATCTTAAAAAGAGACTCAAAAGAGTGTTTTGGCAACATTGTCAAGGTTGTGCTCGCACCGAGGGATTACAACTTCACCACATGAGGTATAAGAAAATAAACTTAACCCGTGTCACCCTAAACAATATCATGCCCCTATGTGGGGTGTGCCATAAAAAGGTACACGACTATTCACGGCTTCATAATACCAGCTTCATTACAGCTCTAAGACATATTAAACAAACACAAAAGCCGCCACGGGGGTAACGGCCTTTGCTTCATACGATACGACAGCCATTGACTAGCAATGCTGTACCATAAGCATAGCATAAGTAGGTTAGGTGTCAAGTAGGCAAAAGGCGATCATTTAGACCGCCTGATACCTTGCTTGGGGAGACAATATCACCCTTGACCAGACCTATATCCTATCACACCTTAACTGTTGGGGATAGGGGGGTTAGAGACTAACATAGTTATCTAAATCACTACTAAGGGCGAACCATTCGTACAGAAAGTTGATTTGCTCATCGGTAAATCCCGCCTTCCTTGCGGCCTCCACAAACTCTTTGTTGAATTGGTTTATTTCTATCTTCATATAAGCGGTTGTTTAGAGGGGGTTGCTTTCTTAATGGCATAATGTTTTTCACAAAAATATCTTGTGACACATCCACCTCTTTTAAGGGGAATGCGTATCCCTTTTTGTTTTGCATAGCAACATTTTGGCCAAGCACAACCACTCTTGCCACCAGAGCGACTGATACTGAACCATCCTTTTACTTTATCATCTTTCATATATTCAGTCCTTAGTTGGGGGATAAAGCTGATAAATCCATATAGACTTTGGCTCTGATTCGACTATCTTAGCATCTCCTGTTAATAAGTCCTTGTTAATGGCTCGTGAATAATCCCTGTCTATCGAGAGGCTTCTGGGGTGGTATAGCTTCCCCTTCCATATCACATGCTTAGAGGGGGCGGTTTCACCTGCATACTTGAAGTTGGCGGCCTTGTAGATAGTTCCTGTATGCCCTACTGACTTGTCTGCGTAGGACACAACAGTTTCAGCCAGCCCATGCTTCTTCACATACCAACATATCCTTGAAAGAAAACGGGACTCGCTATTCTTAGGGGCTAGGTCTAGGCAAGCCATTCTGCGTACCTCAATGGTTTTTCCGTATGTGGTGTATGCCTGTTCTTGCCTTAGCTTACCCAGTACAGCCCCGCCAATAAGTCGTGATTCATCGTATAGGCCGAAACAGATACTTATACCACCGCCCATGTGTCCGCCTTTATAGTGAAAGTTCTCAAAGATGTGCCTGATGTCTGAAAACTCACAAGGGGCAATCCTAAAATTGTGCGGTGAGGTCGGGATTGAACCGCCGTTTCCCACTTGGAATAGTGAGTATGTTTCCAGTACATTACCACCGCGTTTGATAAACTCTTTCATCCTAGTTTTTCGCTCTTAATCATAAAGTGCTTCTTCTCATTGACCCACAAGGCACACCTTTTAGCTTTGCACCACCACATCCTTCCGTTGGACATAGGGTAGAGCTTGTGGCCACAGATAGGGCATTTATGCCTTACAACTGCATCTAGTAAATCCACTTCAAGGAGTGTCCCCCACTTTATCTCCTTATAGTTTGAGGGGTCGAGGTGCTTCAGGAAGTGGGTGGGGGAGATGGACATGTTACTTCTTTGGCTTAAAAACCTTGAAGGGTACGAGCTTGAAGATTACCTTTGTTGTCTCATCACTATATAGCTGGGTTAAATGTTTTTTGGCCTGAAGGAATGTCATCTTACAAATGCCCCCCGACTTATCGTTGTTAGCCCACGCCTCTTTAGAGTATAGGGCTGTTTGCTCTGCCCCTTGGTAGCCGACCACAAAGTTTTTGATTGTTTTCTTCTTCATATTACTTGGTATCTTTAGGGGTAGACAACTTTAGTGAATCTGGGATTTTTTCATCTAAGGTTATGCAGATACATCTGAATAATGAAAGTATGTCCAGACAGACTATTTGAGTCTTTCCATCTCTCAATAAAATGTATTCCTTGTCGCCCTTTATAATTTGCATCATTTTATTTGTTTTTCTTCTTACCCTTATTGGCTCGACCTGCCTCCCTTGCTATTTCAATTCTACGTTCTGGTGAAAGGTTTTTGTTTCTCTGTTCCGCACCTTTCTTTCCCATGAGGGAAGCGGCTTGTGAGATTGCGTTGGTCATAACAGTATGCTAACATAGCGAGTAGATAAAAGTCAATGTGGACAACAATATGGCGTGGTTAAGCCCCCACAAAGTTATCCCCATATTTAACTTGACGGCATGTTAGGGTATGCTATAGTAGACACAGATGAGGGTGAAGTCGAACTCCTCTCATCATTATTAAGTAAGCAAGCGTCTCATGCTCCTGTGCTTACGGGAGCAGTAGAAGCTAAAGTATTATGAATAAAGAAAAGTTTGAGGCGTATGAGGCAGTTAGAGAATCGGGGGTTACAAATATGTTCAATGTGAAGTTGGTCGGTCAGTTGTCAGGTCTTTCGAAAGAGGAATGTTTTGACATCATGGATAACTACGATGTCTACAAGATCAGGTTTGGGAATGTAAAGGCCGAACTATCAACCAAAAAGATTGTCCCCTTTAAAGGAAAGAGGGCGCAAGTTCACCTCAACTAACATGAAGAAACTTAATTTAGACGGGACTGTCGGTAAGGTAATCATGGAGTGGACAGATACAGTCTATGTACCATTCAATCACTTCATCGCCGACCTACACGCTCAACAAGAGGAGAACGAGTTAAGGAGAGAGGATAAGTTCTACACCAACACCCTCTACATCCTCTTAGGGCTTGCCGCTGTCATCATCTTCGTTTTAGCCGTTTATAACCTCGCAAAAGTATGGATAAACTAGAACAGGAGTACGAGCCAAAGGAGAGCGATAGGGTCAGCGTGTGGCGTGAACTTAATAAGGGTATCGTCATGTCGGACAATCCCCTTAGCTTTGAGGAGATTAACGAGCTTATACAAGCATGAAAGACAAAATACTTAGACTGATAGAGTTAAAGTACCGTATCCTTGATTTAGAAACTACGGATGAAGAAAAGAAACGGCTTATCAACGAAGGAAGCTATGCTCTGCGAGAGGGGTATCAAACCGACAACATGCGCCAGATTGAGGAACTTGAGGACAAAATAGCTAATATCTCCCTTGAATAACATGAACACAGTAGACGGACACACATTCACCACCGAGGATGAGGCGAGAGAGTATTGGGAAGCAGAGCATGGTGGTGATTACAAAGACATGGACATGGTCGAGGCCGCCTTTACCAGATGGTGCGAGAGCAATAACCTTGATTTCTCACTATGAAATACACACCAATACAACCGCCAGATATAGAAGACATGGTAGACAAGGACTGGGCTAAGAGACTGATGAATTGGGTAATCTGGGGCAACCCGAAGCCACACAAGTCATTAGAGGTAACACCAAACACACATGACAACTGACGGCTTAGAAGAATACTTCAAGGGGACTTCATTCGAGAACAACCCCTCTGCTCAACGGATAGTCAGAGAGTGGGTGAGGAAGGCCACCAAGGACGCAGGTAACTACTACACAAGGAAGTTAGACGAGATAGGGTTTTGTGTAGATAGTAGGTCGGGTTTGGATTGGGGTTGTGAGATGCCATTAAAAAATAACGAACAATAACATGTATAAAATCTCAAAAATAGACATCGTGGGTAAGGTCAAGAAGGCAGAGTTTGAGTCAGGCCAAAAGGGTGTTACTTTCTTCTCAAACTGGCCGACATTCAACGATCTAAAAGTCGGTGATGAAGTAAACGGAGACTTGGCTCGGTCTGACTACAAAGGAAAAGAAGGTTGGATTATGAACGAGTTTAACAAGCCATCTACCTTCAAGAAGGGTGGGGCTACGGCGGCCATCAAGGAAGCCCAGACTGTAAAGAGGGAGGATATTGCGGCGGCGCAAGCCAACAAGAATGAGTCCATCAAGGAAGCTAGTATCATGCGTGATTCAGCTCTCCTCACGGCGGCTTGGGCGCATGGACAAGGTAAGACTGTAGACGAAATGATGACATGCTATGGAGAGTTCCGTAAGATGGTAGAGAACCAGTGGGAAATACCCTTCTAAACTATGGAAGACCTCGTAACAATTGACACGATTATAAACTGGCTCACTAAGCAGGTTCAGGAAAAGAACCCTGTCGGGCCTGATGTGTGGCTTGATGCCGCCCAAAAGATAACTGTCTTACTTCAAGAAGAACAAGAGAAGTTGTTTACCCTTGAGCAAGAGGTGGCGAGACTAAGAAATCTGTTGCTTGACTCTGACGAGAGTGTAGCGCATGCCAAGAGCCGTATTGAGGCCACAGAGGAGTATAAGAACGCCCGTAGACAGAAGGCCAAGATCGAGAAGTGTTTGGAACTTGTAAGAATAGCTAAGCTCCAAAGTCGTATGGCCTCGGAAGTCTTAAGAGGAAGCTAATAAAAACAAATGAAAAGACTAATCAAAGAGTGGCTAGGATTGCGTAATGCGCTGAATAGTGCGGAAGCCAGGATTGAAGTGCTTGAAAAGTTATTACTCCATAGGGAGTCGTACTTAAATGGCTTCGGAACACTCAAAAAACACCTTCAGCGTCCTGATAAGCCCCTACCTAATTTTGGGGGTAAGCCGATAGAACAAGATTAAATGAGAAACTCCTTAAAAAACCACATCAAGACTTACTTGGCTACACGCTACCCTGATTCGGTAATAGGAAGTGTCATTGAGGAGCTATCAGTAGGATATGGGTTTAAGGGGTCTAATGGCTCTCGTAGGGCAAGGGAACTGGCTAAGGAGGGTGTAATCGAGGCCGAATACTATCGTGGAAGTCGTGGAGAACGCCTTGTCAAGTATAGGTTCAAAATGCCCCAAGAGGAGAGTAAGATAAGACAGGTGTTAAAGGAGACGGGGCGGATTAAAATTGAGATAGTTGAGATTAACGGCCAACGCATAGCCAAAGAAGTATATGTCCAAGCGTAACCCACTAGCCACATGGAGAAACAAGTGTGATAAGCAGTTACAGTTAAAGGTGCATGAAACCTACAAGCAGTGTCTCCTTTGCCCCAACCCTTGTACTGTCGGACACCATTTTTTCCCCAAGTCTGTCTCGTCTGCCCTAAGATATGTCTGGGATAACATTATTCCGCTTTGTCAGGGTTGCCACATGAGACTACACAATTCAGGCGATCCGAGATACGAACAGCAAATCGTAAACATCAAGGGTGAGAGATGGTACGAAGCCCTAGAAGCCCACGCCAGAGACTATACCAAAACCAATATCGAGTATTACAAGGGAGTTTATCAGAACCTAATCAACTAACATGGCAAAAATAGGGAACCACAACGCACAGGATGGAGCATTAAAGAAAAAGAATAGGCGTATAGTGCCTCCATGGATTCGAGATTTTACCTTTGGTCAATGGCAAAAAATAAATTGGCTTGTCGCAGACGCTCTCGCTTCTCGTTCCGATGTTGATCATAAGAAGTTGGTAGTTGCTGTCGAGCTTGCTCTCAAAGAGGCATGGGGAAAGGGTTACAAATATGGTAAAGCTAACTAACATGACCACCCCCTCAACACCTTGCTGTAATTTTTGTAGAGACACCATTAGAGGTAGAGCATTCTGTAATGATTCCTCCTGCCCCTGCCATATCTCCACCACCGAGAAGGAAGACTTGGGTGAAGGTATGTACGCAGGTAAGAAACTCAAAGATATGACCCGTGAGGAACTCTACTCCGCCCTTGCCAACCATGACCGATTATACAGGACAGCCCTAACACAAAACCATGAATAACACCCCCAAGGAATCTTGGAGAGAGAGGTTTGATAAAGCCTTTGGCGAATATTGGTCAAAAGCACCGAATGGAGATGTTGTAGGGATTCCTGACCTGAATAAAAACCAGTGGATAAATCTTTCAATAGACGGCATAAAATCCTTCATCCAATCCGCCATAGATGAAGCGTACAAAGAGGGGCAACAAGATGTTTACAGTGGGCGAACGGCTTACTTAATCGGCTATAAAGAGGGTGTGGCCAAAAGAGATGAGGAGGTGTTGGCGGAGATAAAGAGGATAAAAGCATTAGAACCAGACGAACCAGAAGAAAAGGGTAAATATCCGATTGCACAAGGATTCAACTTCGTCCTCTCCTCCCTTGCAGACTTTATTAGGGGTGATAAGAAAATAAAATGAACAGAGAAGACATGATGAAGAAGTGGAAGAATGTGCAAAAGTGCGTCCATGTTCCTATACCTAAGGGATTTAAGTGGATGTGGTCTACAGAAACAGAATCGGGAGAAATCTGCCTGATGTTTAGCAAAAAAGTCAGAGACACATCAAAAAACTTAATACACCCCTAACCATGAATCCACTTATATGTCACCACTATCACAGCTAATTAAGGAGGAGAGGTTTCGGTTTAATAAACTATTCCTTTATTGTGCAGGTCGTCCAATGAAGGGTTCATTAACCTTGACCCACAACAATGTTAGAGACTTTATGGACTCCAGCACCAAAGCCCTCTTAACTGGAATCATAGAGGGGATGAGGGAGAAACAGAAAGTACATACCCATAATTCCATACCTAATCTATATGACTATTTAGATGAGGGATGTGTCGTATGCGTCAAAAACGCCGCCCTTCAATCCATGATTGATGAATTATCAGAAGTGTTAAAAGAGATTAAATGAAAAGGATAACAAACAATGAGTTCATGGAGTGTGATACTTGCCGAGCCAAGCCAGGTTCTCCCACCTTATGTTTGGGTTGTTTACATAACCGAAATGTAATAGAGCAGTTAGAGAAATTGGTTGCCAAACCCCCCTCCAAGGATAACAAAGAATCAGATTAGGTTAGAGCAAACCCACGCTGATCGCCCCGACTGCTCCCAGATGTAGTGAGCCATGCGTAAGTTCCCCTCGGTAGAAAAAATGTCATAACCCAGCTCTTTGGCTTTCTCTCCCCAGATGGGGACATGGATTTGAGCATACCCTACATCGGCTGTGTGTGAGGAGACTATCTTGCCCTTGTCATCCCATTGACGATGGCGGGATTCACAGTAAAAGATACGATTCGCTATATTCGCTTCCTTGCCCCATAGCTCTGAAATCAAGGTGGAAGTCGAGAAAGGGGCTATTTCTGCCCTATAAGTCAATTCCACGCCTCCCAGAGCGGTTAAAGCCCCCTCCTCTACTGGATAGACCTCTGTTATTGCCCCTGCTTCCAATATCTGCATGTTCTGGGACGACAAAGGTGCTGACAGGGGTATCGTTGCCCCATACGAAACTGTGGTGAACAGAATCGCTGTAATCCAGTTAATAGAGGTTTAGTTAGCCAAGTCGAACGCCCGTAACTTTGATGTCGCCTTTCTGATAGCGGCGCACCATCACCCAGACACCTGCGAGGGCTACGATGATAGAGGAGACAAGCTCGTTGCCTACTTCTACACCAAAGGCATGAAGCAGACCTACGATGACGATGACTAGAGCTGATGAATATTCTTGGGACATAGTAATTAAAAGTTACTTGTAAACACCTAAATGATAGCATGTTTGACAGGAAAGATAAAGCCCGTTGTGGAAAACTTATTTTTTACGTCTTCCACGAATACCAATATCGCCACACGCCATACCTTTCAATCTGTGGCAATTAGGACAAAGCACTTGTAGGTTGTCTACTTCAGATGCTTTGGCACACCAATTGCCACTGATCTTTTTATTCCTGTCAACATGGTCTACGTCAAAGAAAGAAGGGTCGGGGTGGGTAAGTCCACATTTTTTGCATTTGCACCCAGCCCTGACAACAAACCTGTTTCTAAAGCTAAGTAATCTATTGCATAGTTTACAACTGTAACGATATCCGCCATGCGATGCAGACGTATAAAAGTCTTGAAGCGGTTTAACCGTTTTACATTTATAACATCTTCTCTTTCCATCACGCAGGAGGTTTTTACCCATTAGTGAATTATACCAAACTGAACGTAATAGTACAACGTGGGTTTATAAGAAAGCCCTGTAGCAAAATGCAGGGCTATGGGGTTAACCGAGTATATAATTTATTAGTATTTTTCTTCTCTCGACTCCAACTCTGCATGACAGTTTGCACATACCAATATACATTTCTTTATTTCTTCTTTGAATTTAAGGGAGTTGATACCATATTCACGAGATATATTGGAGATCTCTTCCCTCTTAGATTTTTTGTCTAAATGATGATACTGTAACGCCCATTTACATTTATCATACCCACAGATTGAACACTTGTCCTTTAACGCATAAAATTCTTCTTTGTTTTTGGCCCTTGTCCTTTTGAGATAATTCCTTAAGTAGTCATACCCGTGTTTTTCGAAAAAGCGTCTTTTCTGTTCTCTTATTATTTCTGGATATTTCTCCATTCGTTCTTTGCGGTATCTAACAAAATATCCATTAGCCTTACGCCTCTGGTATCTTTCTTTCGCCTTATCTCCCCATGTTCCAGTTTTATATGGCATAAGAGTATTATAAAGGAGGTTACGAATTAACGCAACCTCCCTTTGTAGTGGTCTTACCACAATCACCAGACGAGTTAGGACTGGGTGAGACTAGGATGCACCCCCTTATGTATTGGGTTGTTTGCCGAAGTGAAAGCCGTCTGTATCTTCCCAACCTTCAGGTGCTAACCGCTCGGTAAGCCGAACGAAGTTTCTGAAGGGTGGTTTGAGAAAAAAGACGCTTTTTGGGTCGTGAATGGGAGGCAGTGCCTCCGACTTTGTGAAGGAGCAACACCCTACCGCCACGGAGGAGGTGGGCGGGATGAACTTTAAGCATGTTTGGCAGTACATGGTTCATTAGTTTCGATAAGGTTCACCGAACAGAGTACACCGATAGACCTTACCAACAGAGACAGCCACTTGGCCATCACGAGAGTAAAAGGTGAGTTCTATAATGTAGGACACACCCTCAAAGGTGATACGAAGAAAATAAGTTTTCAATGGGCTTCCTTTCGCTCACATTATATCATTTTCCAGTTCTTTTTCAAGGTTAGCAAGCGCACGCCAAGCCACCTTAGTCGAATGGCGCAAGCCATCTGTGTCAAACTTACCTGCATCTATGAGATGCCTCATCAGAGCGTCTAACTCATCCCCTGACTTAGCTCTATCCCAGTGCATCGGCGACCCTGGGTTGTGTTGCTCATTCCCTATTTTAGAGAGACGAGCCACCTCTTGAATCGCCAAGGGAAAATACTTGATGACTCCTGAATAAACTGGGGTGTCCTTCCTCCGTTGAGCGTCAGTAATCTTTTTGGGTTTCGCCATAAAAATTAGCTTCTCCACAATTAAGGCACTTGTACCTTTGTGCCCATGCCCGCTTATAATACTTGATACCATTCTTCTTGAAGTTAGACGACCCGCACTTGGGACACTTGCCGTTATCCATCCTCAATCTAGGGAAGGGTTGAATCCACGGCATAAACCGCTTGTAGAGTTCTTCCAATAGGACGACATCATGCCTGTTATACTCTTTCATGTGTCGCCAAGCCGTCATATCCCCCTCTAGGCACGCTTCCCATAGATCGGAGTGGGTCTTTTCTTTCTTTTGCCCTATCTTCAACTGCTTACACAGGTCATTAAGGGAATTGCCGATGAACCCAAACTTATTCTTCGCTATGGTCAGGGTGTCTATCATCACTAGCTGTTTTAACGGGGGCAGGTGATTGACAATGAACCTAGTGTTGGCTTTCTTCATGTCAAACTTCTTTAGATTGTGGGCGCATATGACATCAGCTTGATTCATCACTTCCCATGCCTTTTTGACTATCCCGAAGTCGTCAGTCTTGTCGTCTTTCCATTCGGGGAAGTCGGGGAGAGCGTAGGTATAAATAGGTTTCTTGCCAAGCCACTTGTATGAAAAGGATAGGATGTATTGGTACTGCTCGGTCTTGATTATTCTAGCTTCCCACGGAGAGTCGTAATAGCGTCCGATATTAGGCGAAATCTCGAAATCTATTAGCAATATCCTATTGTAATCGTAGTCTATGCGTTTGTGATTGTCGGTGTTCAATTTAATGGTCAGAAGTGTGGATTGTGTAGTAGGCGATAAATTGGTGTGTATCCCTTACGCAACCCACGCTTCTAGCCACTAGAAATCTGCGGGTCTTTGGCGAACAGACCATAGAAAACTGCCAAGGCATAGGAGATGAGGACGCTAAGAGGTGATGAGGGGGTGGGGTCAAGGACGACTATAGCGGGCTTCCTAGCGGTCAGGATGCCCTGTGTGATGATGGGGACATAGTAATCAGCCGAAAGCTCCTTTAAGAATGGGATGTAAGAGTCATAAATCTTGTAAGGATAGTCTCCGTCCTTATAGGCGTAACACTCTATGGAGTGGTCTAGGTCATACGACCCGTCCCATTTAACTTTCTCTCTGTTCCATGTTCCGTCATTAGGGACAGGCACACCAAACTGTAAGGGGGCTTGCTGTAGGGCAACCTTAATCATCTGGGGGGTGCGTTTACTCCAACGCTTACCTAACTCCTTGGACTGGATTTTGACTCTCTTTAGGAACTCCTGACCCATAGCAAGCATAGCAGGGGTGATGAGGGTGGGGTTGAAGAAGTCATCTATAAAGTCTTGTCTAGTTCCATATTGCGTGGGGACATAGGGAAGCATCTTGTTGGGGATGAGGCCGTGCTTCTCGGCCAAACGCCAAAACTCAATCTGGTCGTTGCCGTTATCCCACACACCACCGAGGATTGCCCCCCATCTCCGAGAGAGGTAGAAGTCTCCATCCTCGTCAATATACCCGTTGTCAGTAAACCACTTCCTATCCTCTAGGGAGAATTGGCCTGTTTTCCACAGGAACTCTAATTGAGTCTCACAGTTTTCAACTCCCGCCCAGTCCCAGCATGACTGCGTGTCCCAATAACCATATCTCTGTCCCTCGTAAGTCCCGAAGTAAGGCGACCAGTCCCCTGACTCCAAGCGGAGTTCGTATTTAGGGCCGATGAGTCCCCGTAAAATACTGTGAGCTTTCTTTCTGTCTTTATCGAATATCATTTTGGTTCTGTCCACACACTCTTAGGGTTAATGCCAAACCTATTAACTATCCACTCGGTATAAGCACGATTGGCGGACGAGTCAGTAGAGAGGTTCTTGATTTCAGCTTTGATGTCTCCTAGAGAGGCGGTGAGGTTATCTATCTTGACTTCTTGCCCTGCCACCTTCTCGGAAGTGTCTATGGCCTTGATGGAGTTCCATGCTGACCACCCTGAAAGGAATCCTGCTATCCCGACAACAGTGGCGAGAGATAAGTCAATCATTCCTCTCTTGAATCTGGTGGTCATGTTAGTAAGCATAAGCCCTTTGCTGGCGGAAGTCAGTGGTAATGTTTTTAATGAGAGGGATGATTCCAATACTCAATGTCGAATTGTAGGTGAAGGTTGTCGGATCAGCCGAAGTACCATTGTAGAATCCCCAATTTTCAATCTCGAAAGCATCTTCGGTTCCTGCTATGAACCCGTGAGAGGTTACTCCGTAATACAATGTTGTCGTGTTTCCTCCGTCATTTTCTTGATGAAGATACAGTGTATAGGTGGCATTAGGAGAGAGGATAACTGGATTGTCCAGCGTTACATAGTTCAATCGAGCAGATACAATCGAGGAGGAAGCGATTACTCTACTCCACATCAATTGGTTTCCTTGGTACAGATTGAACTCAAGATTTTCGAGATTGACATTTTGTTTA